TCATTAGCTCCGTAAATATTACCATTAGCAGTTCTGATTACCATTAAGTCTGCCATATTTATCTCCTTAAGTTCCTACTGATCTATTCTTAATCATTCTATTTTTCTGAGTTTGAGTAGGTTTGATTTTAGTTCCTTTCCAGTATGGACTCTTTTTCTTTTTCTTTTTAGTATCATCTAATTGAAAAGTCTTTTGGTTATCAGACATAGAGTATTTTGAACCCCCAGGATTCTTTTTAGGAATTTTGATATCCTGAGATTTATCTACTTTTTTAACAGAAGATTTAGTCATCTCATTACCTTTTCCAGGATTACCTACTATCTTCTTACTCTTTTTCTCAGCTTGTAATTTAGCCTTACCACCATCAGATGGATTAGTTAATGTACTTGTACTCTTTTTCGTTGTTTTCTTATAACCATCATAAGGATTATCAGTTTTTCTATAATTAATATATCTTGCAGCCCTATCTATAATACCTTGCTCTGGTAAAGTAATAGTTTGACCAGCTTTTATATGATCAGCACTTTTAATCTTGTCATTAGCTGCCATAATCTTTCCAATAGATATACCATACTTTTTAGCAATCTTAGAAAGAGAGTCACCACTTTTAATCGTATAACTTGACATTGTTATTTTCTCCATTAAATAAAAAAGGGGAGACCGAAATCTCCCCTATAGTTTATGCAAGTCCGTAGATTGCTCCACAGCCTTTCGGATTACGTACCTCAAGAGTACATTCTTCGACCATCATACCGACAGTTGAATCACCCTTCTGACCTACGTCAACCTCTTTTAGAGGTCTTAAGTAAGCAGTAGAGAACCACTGAGGATCATAAATGTATGCAGCAAAGTCTGCCATGTCAGGTCTTCCACCACTAGTGAAGTAGTTAGAAGCATGACCATCGCCTAATATTGCTGTATGGACATTAGTTAATCCCATAATGTAGTTTGGAACTACCATAAGATCACCGAAATCAGACATATATACGTCTACTGACTGTCTTAGTTTTCCGTCAGAATCCATATTACGTCTTACACCAGTATCACTTACCATCAAGTCAGAGAAGTCTCTTCTTAACTTTGGTGATACCATAATCTTAGTAGCCTTACCACCTTCTTCATAAATCTTCTGCATAACAGAGTCGATTTCTGTCAAAGATAGTGAGCCTCTAGTTGGAGCAGTTGAAGATGAAACGTTACCACTAGCTCTTGGAATAGCAGTTCCGTTATTATCAGTACCAGCACCAGTAGTAGCTTGCGATGGGGCTTCCCATTGACCTACATAGTTTACAGTTGATGTAGCATTGATAAATGATGAGTATCCACCTGCAGCTCTTGCGTTAGCATTTTGAGTTCCTACTGCATTTGAGATATTATGAGCATGAACCATGTCAAACTCTAAGTCTCTTTTCAGTTCAGTACCTCTTTTCTTAAGCTGATATGCATATTCATCTGCAACTCCAGCTTGATCGACTGCTCTACGAGTACCAGACACAGCAATAGTTTTACCATTGATCTGTGTATAGTTCCCAAGTCTAGTCCTATTAGGACCAGTATGAGCAAACTTAGCACCAGTAGCAGGTGTAGCACCTGTACCACCTGAACCAGTTGCATCAGGAGCAATCCAATCAGTACCTTCACCGATTCTTGAATTTCCTGGAGCTTCTAGCTCATCTGTCTGCCATTCGTGATAAATAGCAGTTGCTTTACTTTTTCCGATTGATGCCAAAAAAGGTGTCTCGTCTCTAGTTATCATAGAGATAAAATTAGCGAGATCTTCTCTTTCTGACACATCAGCACCAGTACTTCTTGATGGACCTGTTGGACCACCTGTACCTCTTACACCGAGTGTATTAGCCATTTTTTTAACCTCCGAGTTAAATATTATTAGTTAATGATTTATCTGCAAGTCCTCTTAAAAATGCCATTTGCTCTTCATCAGTTGAGTCAGCACTCATAGCCCTATCTCTTATTCTAGCATTCTCGGAAATCTCTTTTTGAGTTTTCGTTTTTGCTTTTTTAATAGGTGCTTTCTTTACCACTATGTTTTTCCTTTTAGCAGTTCCTTTTGTAATCCCTTGTTTTAACCTTCTATAATCATCTACAAATTTTACTATTGTAGGATCGACTACAGCATCTAAAACCTCTTGCTTAATGCCTTCTTCTAAAGCAAATTCTCTTATTGCTTTAGCAGTTTTCTCATTAAAGTCAGGTATTAAATTAGGTATCTCTTTAGAAAAGTTTTGCAAATTTTCTTGGAACTCTTTTTCTTGTTGTTCCTTAGCATTCTTTTCTATATTAGAAACAAAGTTTTCTCGTTGCTTTCGAGCTTGCCAATATTCTTTTTGTGCTTGCTCTCTTTGATCTTTAAGATCTGCTAAGTCATAGCTATCGCCCTCTTTTCGTGCTTTGTCTATTTGAGCATCTAATTCATGGTATTTTGTGGCGAGGTTTTGCTCACTAGAATATAGTATAGAAGATGAAGCATCAGCTACGTTTTTAAGTTCTGAAAACTTTTTTCCATATTCTTCTTCTAGTTGCTTTCTTGCATCGCCTAGTTCACGACCCTTATTAGAAAGAGATTGTTCAGTAGAGTAACCTTTAATAAGATCACTAAAAGATACTTCAGCTTCTTTGCCATCTATCTTGACAGCAACTTTAGCATCTAAATCTAAATCATCAGTAGTATAGACTTCAGGTTCTTCGGTAGACGTATCATCTTCTCCTTCGGTTTCTTCTTCTTCAGATTCGACTTCTTCTTCAACTTCTTCGGTTTCAGAATCCTCTACTTCTGGGTCTTCTTCAGTAGTATCATCTGTGTCGTCTTCAGGTACTTGCTTAGGGGGTAGAGATTCTGTAAACTCGGAGTTTGCCACAATGTCAGCCAGCATTTGTTCTTCAGTTCGACCTTCCGTTGCAATAGAGTCATCCGTTGGGGTAGAGTCTACATTCGCTTCGGTATTCTTTGCCATTACTTAACCTCCTTTTTAGTAGGTGTTGGTTTTGGTTTTGAAATCATTTTTTCATACTTATCTTTCAATGTATATAAATAATGGAGTGTTTGCACATTAAGTTTAGCTTTACCTCCACTACGCATTGAATCATATTCTAAAGTATTTATAACTGTTTCAAGATTTTTTATTACTTTTTCATAATCAATTTGATACATTATCATCGTCCTCCTTAAGGTGTGGTATATTCTTACCATATGTCTCAAAGTTCATCATTTTCTCCTTGACACTACCTAGTGCCATAGCAGAACTGTAGAGAAACTCACGAGACTTTGTTTCATGGGGTTCTGTTTTTAACCATTCTAAAAAATAGTCTACCAGAACTTCTCCATATACTTCATCAAAGAACTCATCCCTTTCTTTTGCTGCGAAATGCCCTTTAACATGTGCCCTTCTAGCAAGTTCTTCAGGATGAATCTTATGATGTCCATGTGATTTTTTATTACCTAGCTTCTTCTCAGCTATCGGTCTGTATTTATCCAATTTTAATTTTCCTTGGTTTCTTTTCTTCAGGAACTACTCTCTCAAGTTTAATTGTAAGTAGTCCATCTTTTAATTCTGCACTATTTACCACTATATCCTCTGCAAGTGTAAACTTACGAGTGAATTTCCTGTAAGATATTCCTTTATGTATTGCATCTTCGTTGGTATTCTCCTTTAAAGATTTAATAGATAAAATACTATCTGATACCATTACTTCGATATCTGATTTATTGAATCCAGCGAGTGCAATCTCTATTATAAAATTAAATTCACCATCCTTTCTCATATCGTATGGTGGATAACCACTACTATGCCTATTGTCATTATAGAAATTATCTAAATTATTAAAAATTCTTTCATATCCTATCATAAAAGGTGAAAGTTGGTTTAATCCGTTTAATATCATATTATTCTCCTTATTAAGCGAGTTTATTTTTCTAGTCTTATAAAGCACTAGATAGTCGTTTTAGTTAAGCTACAAGTGTATTGTAGATTATTTCAGCATTTTGAGCTGAAGTTCCGTGTGTTGTGCTAAGATTTACGAGTGTCTGAGCACCATCATTCAGACCTGTTACTAAGCTATAAGATTTAGCTTGTAAAGACAGACCTGACTGTACTACTGTACCAGCAGTTGCCACATCAAATGTGATTGCTGCATCACTATGATTAGTTACCATAATAATTCCTGCAGCTGATCCTGCAGCTGTAGTTATTGTACCTGATTGTGTACCCCCAACTCCAGCATTAGTTAATGTTACTGTTGCCATCATTTACCTCCATAGGTTGTTGTTGTGGCTGAGGATTGATGATATCTCTAGCCATTGTAATTA